GAAAACGTCGGTCGCTGAGGGTATCCACATGGTATCTGCGTACTCGTAACGCTCGCCGTCGATTTCCTCGGACAAGAAACGAGGCTCGAACGCCTCCGCGAGCTCGTCCGGGAAAAGCGGGAGAATATCCTCGAGGACGTGTCGCCGCCCCTCGCTCTTGAGGTATCCGCCCTTGTTGGTCGGCGTGTCGTTCATGCGCCACTTATCCGCGAGGCAGTCCTCGAGGACGAAGCGGGCGCGCTTCTCGTTGACATATCCGCCGCAAACGGCGTTGACGTGCTCGCCGTTTTTGAGCTCGATAGCGAACTTGTCGCCCGGGCGGATAAGCTCGAGGCCATTCCCGCTCAAAATGGCCTTTTTGAGTTCCGCGAAAGAGATTTCCTTGTTCCTTGTGGTAATGAGTTGCATCGTCTTTTCCTCCGTTCAAAAGATTTTACAGAAATAGTGATTGCCGATAACCATATCGACGCTCTCGTTATAAGGCGCGGTCGAAAAATAGACCGTATCCTCTGAAAGAATGTGCTCCCGCTCCTCTATGGCGGTATGCACCGCGAGATATTGCTCCTTGTCCGGCTCCGCCGAGTAGAGGTACGGAGCGGGGGAGAATTGCCATACGTCGCCGAATTTCTGAAATACGACCTCCTCGACCGTATCCGGGAAATAGTCGGAGAGCATACGGTTTAGAACGACCTCGACAACGGCGACTTGTCCGTCGAAGCACTCGCCGCGCGCCTCATGGTAGACGAGGCAAGCGAGGATATAAACGTCCTCGTCGCTGAAATGGAGCTCCGCGTATCTGTTCTCGGGCTCCGGCTCTACCGTCAGCTCCTCCGGCGTTTCCTCCGCCGCCTCCGGCCTTGCCGGTGCTATGTATGTCAGCGTTTGCCGTTCCGCCGCAAGTGCGCTTGTCTGCTCCGCGACCGGCTCCGGCGCTGTCTCTCGGATGCGGAGCGTCACTATGAGCACCAACGTAAAGAGGAGAGAGGCGAGGATGGCGGCTTGCATCCGGCGGCGCTGTCTGCGGCGTTTCCGCCGCTCCTGCCTTGTCATGGCCTACCGGCCTCCGGCGTATCCTCCGCGAGTACGACATACTCGCACTCCCGGGCGATTGCCGTCCACCGAACGCCCCACGCACGGGCGGCGGCGTGTACGGCCTCGTATTTGTTCACGCCGTTTACGGTGAGCTCGCCGTATTCCTTGTGACGGACGAGGTATAATTTCATCGTCCCGGCAAAGCGCGGGCGGTATCCCGCCGGTGCTGATTGCTCGTGCTTCATTCTGCTACCCTCCCGTCGATAAGCTGAAAGCTCTCTCGGATAGTCACAGGCTCGCGTCTGCCTACGTCAAACTCGAGGACGCAATATCGCCCGGCAGGATGGATATATACGACCGTCCCGGGAACTCCTTTCGGCTTTCCGTCTTTGCCCGGAACGTCGAACGTCGCGGGCTTTACCGTGATGCGGTCGCCGAGCTTAATCATTATTCCGCCGCTCCTCTCCCTCGACCTTTCGGGCGGATGCCGTAATAGCTACGGACACGTCGGCGACGAAAATACGGTCGCACCCGCCCTCCATAACGTCGCAGATAACAAGGCTTGAAATGTCCCGAAGCTCCTCGACGTTGATTTCTGTTTTTAGCCCGCAATACGGGCATTTCACCAGTACCGTTTTCATTCTACGACCTCCGGCGCGTCTGCCGCCTCCGTTGGCT